TCTGACGGCTGCAACGACCACGACCGGAGGCGACGCGCTGAATCTGGCCAACCCAGAAGGGGCGGACCTGATCATCACGCGCTTTATCATCAACATCACGACCCCGGCGACCGGTGCCGCGAACGTGGACGCGGGCGTGGCTGCTACCGGGACAAGTAACGATGAGTTGCTCGATGGCGTGGATGTGGGCAGTGCGGCCATTCTCAAGGATAACATCGAAGAGTGCGTCGATGGGACCGTGGCGGCTGCCGTGGTAGAGTGGGGCTCGGCCGAGTATCTGACAGTTACCCCCAGCGCGACGCTGGCGGGCCTGGTCGGGACATACTATGTCGAGTATATCCATCAATAAGAGGGTAGGGATTTAGACCCCTCCCCTGTCCCCTCCTCCGCTGCGGCGGGGGAGGGGGAGCATAGGAGGAGAGTATGGCTACAGAGGCATTGACGGCGCAGAGCGCGGGACGAGCCGGGGCGGAGGTGAATCTGCAGAGTGTGACGAGTGCGGACGGGTTTACCTTTCCGAACGACGGGCACACAGTGCTGTATGTGGAGAACGACGCGGGGGCGCTGGCGCTGGTCTTCACGATCCAGAAGACGCTCGACGGGCAGAGCGCAACACGGACGGTGACGGTGACGGCAAGCGAGAACTGGGTGATCGGCCCGTTCCCGGTAGAGCTGTACAACGACGCGGACGACCTGGTGACGTGCACGCCAGACGCGGACCAGGCGAGCAGCGTGGCGGTGATCAGCGTCTAGGAGAGCACTATGGCAGCGACGGTAGCGCAGGTGGCAGAGTTGCGGCGGATGGTGGACGAGCCGACAACGGACACGTATGCGGATAGCGATCTCGAGGACTATATCGAGCGCTATCCAGTGATCGACGAGCGCGGCGAGGTGCCGTATACCTGGGATACGTCCACGGAGCCACCGACCGAGGAAGAGAACGACGACTGGATCGATACGTACGACCTGCACCGGGCGGCAGCGGATATCTGGCAGGAAAAGGCGGCCACCGTCGCCGAGGATTTTGATTTCAAGGCGGATGGGGGCCAGTACAGCCGGAGCCAGGTGTTCCAGCAGAATATGCAGATGGCCCGGTATCACAGAGCACGACGTCGGCCACAGACGCACACGCTGCACAAGTGGCCCAAGCCGTCGACGGTGGAGACGGTGGTCAACGAGCTGGTGGACCTGGGGTGATGCGAGATCCCTCCAGAGACCACGTCGGGATGACGGGAGCCTGTAGGTGAGAGCATTCACGAGCACGGAGCTGGACCGGATGCAGAGCACGCAGGACGGCGCTATGCAGGACGTGTGCCGGATTGGAGCGTACCAGGAGAGCACGGACGGGTACGGCAATCCGGACACGAGCAGCCCGGAGGACCTGTGGACGTACGGTGAAGAGCAGATCTGCGGGCTGGAGCACGTCCGGCCTCGGGAGACGCAGGGCAGCGGGGATGTGCCGGTGATCGATGCCCGGCTCCGCCTGCCGGTGGACACGTCGATCGACGAACGGGACCGGATCCGAATCGAGCAGCGGTACGGCGAGGCGCGGGACACGGCGCAGGTGTTCGAGATCGAGGGACCGGTGCGACGCGGCCCGAGCGGTCTCGTGCTGGGGCTGCGCCTGGTGGACGATGGGACAGAGAGGCCGTATGAGTGAGCGCGATGATGGCGCGATAGGCGCGGTGGACCTGCTGGAGATGCTGTGCAATATCGTGGAGCGCGAGGGCGATCTGCCGGTGTATGTCTGGCGTTACGATACGCTGGTGCCCCTGAGTATCTGCGTGGTGCGCGGTGAGGACCCCCAAGGGTGCCCACGGCGCGTGGAGCTGACCTGTGACTGAGACAGTGAACTGGTTCGAGAACGACGTGCTGCTGGCGGTGGAGCGGGCGACCGACAGGCTGCTTACAGCGTTGGCGTTCCAGGGTGAGGCGCTGGCTGCGACGAACGCACCGAGCGCAAAGCCAGGGTTTGACACGGGCTTTATGCGCGCCGCGATCTATGGCGTGGGGCCGACAGGCAGCCACCGGGACGAGGCCCGCGGGAAGGCGCAGGCGTTGGCGGACCGGGAGCTTGCCCCGGCAATAGACCTGGAGGAGCACACGGCGGGGATCCACGCGGCGGCCGAGTATACGGTCTATTGGGAGACCCGGTTTGGGTTTCTCTATCGAGCGATCGAGGAGCTGCAGGGGATGACCGACGGGGTGATCCGCGAGGTGGCGCGGGGAGGGCTGCGGTGAGGGACGTACATAGCGCGATCCGGACGTTGTTGGTGGCGGATAGCGGGCTGACGGCGCTGGTGAATACGCGCGTGTTCGCCGGGCGGGATGTGCCCCCACCGGGGACGGCACCGGGCGATGGGGCGTGCTTGACGTTCCGGGTGCGGGGCGGCGCGGGGGGATACCGCGGGCGGGATTACGAGGACGCGTTGATCGTGCCGAGCGTGCAGTTCAAGTGCTACGCCGCGAGCGAGATCAAGGCGTTCGAGGTGTACCGGGCGCTGGTGGATGCGCTGCACAACGGACACGACGGGACGGTGCTGCACGCAGAGGAGGCGGGCGTGGGGCAGCCGGTGGAGGAGCCGGGGACAGAGTGGCGGTTTGTGTTGTCGTTTTTTGAGGTGATGGTGCGGGCAAGCTAGTGGATTCCCGATAGAAGGCCTCGGGAATGACTATGTGATGAGGAGGCAGCTATGAGCAACCCAGTGGTTGCAAATGTGATCAAGAGTGGAGCAAAGTTGTACGAGGCCCCGGTCGGGGAGGCGATCCCGGACGAGACGAGCGTGGTGTATGACGCGGCGTGGGGCGGGAACTGGGACCGGGTGGGGTACACTGCGGCTCCGCTGACGATGGCGTACGAGTCGGAGGAGGCGGATATCACGGTGGAGGAGGTCCTGGCCCCGATCAAGCGGCGGCGCGTGGGGGAAAAGCTGACGATGGAGACGGTGCTGGCCGAGCTGACGGCGACGTATGTGCAGTTGGCGGCGAGCGACCAGGACACGGTGACGACGACGGCGGCGGGCGCGAGCCAGCGCGGGTACGAGGAGACGGGCCTGGGCGGCGAGGCGGTGCTGACGGAAAAGCAGTGGGGATTCGAGGGGCTGTACATTGACAGCAGCGGAAACGAGTTTCCGATCCGGCTGTTTGTGCACAAGGGGACGGCCAAGTTGAACGGGAATCTCGAGTTCTCGCAAAAGAGCACGGACGCGGTGGGGATCCCGATCCAGATCCAGGCGCTGGCGGATACGACCCAGAGCGCAGGGCAGGAGCTGTGCTTGTTCCAGCGGGTAACGGCTGAGGCGACGAGCTAGAGCGAGATTCCTCGAAAGAGCGCCTCGGAATGACGGGGCGGAGGGATGGCAAGCGATAGGAGGGGCGTGTGGGCGCACGGGAAAAGGCGGAGCACAAGATCCAGGTCGTGCTCAAAAAGTTGACGGCGGATCAAGTGGACGAGCTGGCCCCGGACAAGGGCGAGTTCAAGCAGCTCGCCGAAGCGGTGATGGCGTGGTACCAGTTGCTGCTGGCGAGCGGGATCGTGAACCGGAAGGACCCAAAGGCGGTCGACGCCCTGGCCAGCTCGCTGCTGGTGCTGGGGACGCTGGTCAAGTATGCGTACGCGCTGGGTGTAAGGAGAGGGGGGCGACAGGCCCAGCGCGTACGATAGACTACGAGGGGCCGCGATGCGAGACAAGGAACGAAAGCGCCAGGAGAAGCGGGTGCGCGACCTGGTGAAGCGGTGGATCGGGCCAATGGGTCTCCGATGGTGGAAGCTGGATGTGGTCTACTATGCGGACTATGACGAGTGCCGGCAGTTGTTTGGAAAGCCGGGAGATGCCAGCCTCGAGACTGTGATGTCCACGTATGCGTCCTGGCAGTACCTGGAGGCAACCATTGACGTCAACCTGCAGCGGGTGGCCAAGATGGGGAATGATGAGCTGGAGATGACCGTCGTGCACGAATTGGCGCACGTGCTGATCAATGAGATGCGCGAAGTGCAGGGGGAAGAGGGGATCGAGCACGAGGAGCGCGTGGCTACGACGCTGGCCAGGGCGTTCCTATGGACGCGAGAGGAGAGGGGGCGGAGATGCCGAGAAAAGTAACGATCGAGCTGGATGGCGAAACATACGAGGTCACGGAGCTGCGCAGCCGGGAGAATGCGGCCTGGCGGCGCAAGCTGGAGGAGCCGTTTTCGGACTTGGCAGAAACGCTCGAGGGCGCGCCGGGCGTGGAGCTGACGGACGTGGCCAGCGTGGCGGGCCTGGTGCGGAGCGTGGGTGGGACGCTGCTGCAGAGCATCGACCTGGTCAAGGGGCTGGTGATTGCGTACGCGCCGCGTCTGGGCGAGGCGGTGGAGGAGGCGTACGACAGCGAGATCCTGGAGGCGTTCGGCCACATTCTGGAGCTGGCCTACCCTTTTGGCGGGTTGATCCGGCGGCTCAAGGAACTTGGCTCTCAGAGCGACCGGACCACGCAGAACTCGCGCGGGCAGCGTGGGGCCTCTGGGAAGGTGAAATAGAGGATGGACTGCTGCAGAGCGAGCTAGAGCTGGCCTATATGCGGCGGGTGCAGTGGGAGGCGCGGATCCACGCCGTGGCGATCGCGACCGCGCTGGGGGAGGCGCTGGGCGGGCGAGGGCGCGGGGGCGGACCGGCGCAGCGGACGAGCGCGGACGGGCTGATGGCGGCGATGGGGGCAAGGTGGGGGTGATACGAGCAAAGCGGAGGAAAGCGAGGTAGGGAATGTCGATCAAGCTGGGCGACGCATTTATTTTGCTCGGAGCCAAGCGGGACAAGCTGAATAAGGACCTGGGGCTGGCCAAGCAGGACACGTCGGCGTGGACCGTCTCTGTGGGGACGGCGGTGGGCAACCTGATGTCGGGAGTGATCGCGCGCGGGGCCGAGTTGGCCGGGCGCGCGGTTGTGGGCCTGGGCAAGAGCCTGGTGGGGATGACCGTGGACGCGGCACAGGTCGAAGGCGTACGCAATACGTTCGACAACCTGGTGCAGAGCGTGGGCGGCGACGCGGTCAAGGCGATGGAAGACCTGCGTTACGCGACGCGGGGAATGGTCAGCGACAGCGACCTGATGCAGGCCGGGAACAAGTTCCTGGCGATGGGCCTGGCCGACAGTGCCGAGGGAGTGGCCGAATTGTCCGAGATTGCCACCCAGCTCGGGATGGCGATGGGCGAAGACGCGACCTCCAGTATGGAGAACTTTGCCCTGATGATGGCCAACCAGTCGATCCCGCGCCTGGACTCGTTTGGCATCAGCTCGGGCAAGGTCCGCGAGCGGATCAACGAGCTGATGGAGGCCACCGAGGGCCTGACCCGCGAGGAAGCGTTCAACCAGGCGGTGATGGAACAGGCCCGGGTGACGATGGAAAAGGTCGGCGAGCAGGGGGCAACCGCTGCCGCGGGGATGGCCAGCATTGGCGCGACAATGGAGAACCTCAAGCTGAAGGCCGGGCAGACGCTGCAGCCATTCCTCGACCTGGTGGTCAATGTGGCCAGTGGGATCATTGAGGAATGGGGCGGCAGGCTCGAGGGCTGGCTGGAGGGGATGCAGGTCCCGATCGAGCACTTTGCAGAGGCGTTCCGGCTGCTGATCGAGGGCGACATCGACGGCTTTTTTAACAATCTGGGCGACGCGCTGGTCGCCCTGGGCGTGCCCCAGGAAACGGTGGACTCGCTGCGCGCAGTGATCGACACGCTGCGCAGCGCATTCCAGGACCTCAAGGACGGGAACATTGAGGAGTTTATCGGCAAGGTCAAGGCGGCCTTGGTCGAGCTGGGCGTGCCGATCGAGATCGTCGACGGCCTGGAAAAGGCGTTTCGTTGGGTCCTGGGCGCGATCGAGGACCTGAGCGCGTTCTGGAATGAAACGTTTATCCCGCTGGCCACCGAGGTGTGGGAGCAGGTCCTCAAGCCGGCGCTCGAGGGGCTGTGGCAGCTCATCACCGACCTGAAACCCCTGTTCATCGCCCTGGGCGCGGTCATCCTGATCGCGTTGGTGGGGCCGATGCTGCTGGCGGCACTGCCGGTCATCGCCCTGGGCGCGGCGCTGATTGCCCTGGGCCTGATCTGGAAAGAGTACGGGGACCAGGTCAAGGTCATCCTAGAGCAGGTCAAGA